GGAAAGGGTAAAGATCAGACCGCTATAAGCTGCGTTAAGATGCTTAATGGTAATTTATACGTCACAGAATGTTTAGGACTGTCTGGGGGCTACTCAGATGCCGTTCTAGAGAAGATTAGTAAGATTGCTAGAGACAATAACATAAATCAAATACTCGTTGAACAAAACTTCGGAGGAGGAATGTTTGCTGAACTACTAAAACCCTTCCTAATGAGGTTCCACCCCTGCCAAGTTGAAGACGTTAGAAACAATAAGACCAAAGAATTACGCATAATCGACACCCTAGAACCTGTAATGAACTCTCATCGCCTGATAATAGACCGCAAAGTGATAGAAAAAGACTTCCGTTCTAACCCTCAAGAGACACCAGAAAGAAGACTCAAACTCCAACTCGTCTATCAACTATCTCGTATCTCTCGTCATAGAGGTTCCCTAGTACATGATGACCTTGTTGACTCTCTAGCTGGTGCAGTTGCTTACTGGACAGAGTATATGGCTCAGAATGAAGACCTAAATATCTCCAAAAGAAAAGAAGAATTATTATCAATTCACACAGATAATTGGAACTCTCTCTTTAACAACACCATATCTCAAACTGCTATGGGTATGACCCCTCAACAAATAAGAAATACTAACGTTTCAGATCAAGGTTTTATCAAGGATTTCTATTAGGGACCACTATAGGAGAAAGAGTTTCCGTAAATTGTCTCTTTCTCTAAAGAATACACTTAAGAATACACTTAAGATTGCACTAGGGGGGAGAACCCTTAGACTGCTGCTGCAAAATTTACCCCAAAAAAATTTAGGAGCAAAAATTTGAAGGGTTTACGCATATATACAGATTGCAATTTTACCCATAGCCAACAAAAAAAATACAAAAAATAAAGGTTATATCTAGTAAAACTATTGATATAACTAGGATCTCATAATATATCTTATATTATTTAGTGGTATTTCCTAGATTTGGCTTAATTTTGAAGCTATATATGTCTTTATGTTATCGATAGAGAGGGTATTGTTACAGAATGTAAAGATGAATTTCATAAGTGATACCAAGGGATAACAAAGAAAGTTCTATTGAAGCCTTGCAGTTGGCAACAGTATATGTAATGATATCAATATCGGATTCAAACCGATTCAATCAAACCAAACTAAGAACCACACTATGACAACAACAATTAAAGTTTCTACACGTTCAGCTTATGGACAAACTTATGTAGATGTAATTGATGACAAACAAAGAGGAGCTTTGCAATCTTTGACAGGCAACTCTACTCTTACTCAAAACAATATTAATTCACTTAAAGTCTTAGGCTTTAACTTTGAGTTAGTACAAAACAAACCACAAGACATCAATTTTTAATTATGACTATTCAAAATGGTTTCGTTGTTATTTATCAAACAACAAAAAATAATCCATTAGCACCTTTTAAAAGTTTTGTTATTAAAGCAAGCAATATAAATAATGCTATGGAATATGCGTCTAAATTTGCAAATTTCAATCATTTTAAAATAATTGAAGTTAAACCAAATTTTTAATAACGATTCCTTAAAGCTTACTTAGTAGGCTTTAAAGAGTCCTTAAGACTCTACAAACCAAACAAACCAAATTGAACCATGACTTCAGCAATCAGACTTGAAAAAAACTACTATGAAATCCCTTGTGAATATAGAGGATTGATTATTAAAACTAAATACTTAGGGCCAACCGATCACAAGCAATCAAGAATCAAAGCAATTCACAAGAGAGACAGCGAGAAAACATTCTCAAAGACTATTGATTGGAATTATGATCTTGATTGTGCTGACAATCATTATGAAGCCGCAAAAAGTCTTATAGATCATTGGGAATTTAAAGACTATCATCCAAACATGAAAATAGTTTCTATGGGTTGGGATCATGACCATTATTATTTCGTAGTTGTTTAATTGATTCTTTCTAGGTGGGCTTCCTAGCCTACCTTGAAAGGCTCATAAACCTTTCACTTACAAACCTTATTTTGAACCACAAAATGAAACATCCTCAACAAGAATTTATAGATTATGTCTTTGATTTTTATGGCAAAGACGGCATCTATGATATGCAAGCAACTAAAGAACAGATTGCAACTGCTACAAACATCAGACTTAAAAGTCTTAAGTATGTCAAGACACCTTTTGAAGCTGACACAGTTGATAGAGAAATCGTAAGAGACATTTTAATAGAAAAATTTGCTCTTAAATTTCCCGAAGCAAACTATGTACTAAATGAAAAAGGACTTGAAAAAAAATGGTAAACACTACAATGTATAACTTTTTAGATGCTCGTTATAGAGTCCATAAAGTTAATTGTGGACATGAAAAAGCAATGTATCAAAGTCTATTTTGTGACGAGCTGCTAGGCTTCACAGATACACAAGCAGAAGCAGAAAACAGATGCTATCAACATAGGCTTTTATTCTACAAAGAGTTAGAAGAAGGCTTCAAATAGAATCTTTCTAGGAGGGCTGCAAAGCCTTCCTTGAAAGGCTCATAAACCTTTCACTTGTAAACCTTACATTTAGAACCACTATGAAACACAAAACAATTACATCAAAAGATTTTAGAAGAGTCTTTTGGCTTAACGATAATCAAGACTTTTGTTGCTCGCCTATAGATGGTGAACCTCGATTAGACTATGTATCATCTTTAATAGCCACAAGCAATTCAACATGTGATATTGAAAAGCTTTTAGAGATACATCAACACTTAGTAATAGTTCAAATGGGTGGGTTCAGCACAATGCTTGACTCATACCGAAAGAGAAAAGCAAAAGCTTAACACCAAAGTCAACCCTTAAATTTCCGTAGCCGAATTTTACTTTGGCTATTTTAGAAAAAAAATGGGTTGACTTTTCTTTTACTCTTTGGCATACTCATATACAGGTATGCCAAATACCATTAACCAAACTACAGGAGCCACAAGCCTTGACTAGATCAAAAACTGCCACACTCTTTGAGCTTGATTGCATACTGCATAGGGCTGCAAAGCTTACCGATAGAAACTTTACTATCTTTCCGCCCTCTGATTCAGATGGCAACCTTTTAGTAGATGAAACTATCGAGTACTACAAAAAAGAAATCATTAAAACAATCAACCAAATCAAAACGGAGGAACCACAATGAAAAAAACTAAACTTGATTATGTTACCGACAGGTTATTTAAACCTTATATGGTAAGAAGATCTAATGAAAAAAAGGTACTTAGTATTTTAGCTATGTACCAGATTATGCATGATGAAGATGGCTTATGGTCACTATTCAAAGTTAACTGTGGAGTAGATAGTAATGGCGAAAAAAAAGATGCCGA